CCAATACTTACACCAATCACATAGGTGTATATGACCTCCTTCCTCCCAGTAAGGCTCATCTCTGGTGTTGTCAAATTCACTCGGATCTCTTCGTGTTTGGAATCCGTTCATGTTGATTGCCAAAGCTTGCTCTCCCACATCTTCATGATTAATATCGTAGAAGCCGTTTTTCACTCCTGTATATATGATATCTGTTGCCTCTACCCCATACAATCTTTCACTCAACTCCCTCTGTTTTGATTTCTCCTGAGCTTCTCTTGGAATGTCCACTTTGTGATCATTCACTAGTGGTAGATCATCTTTTGGATTGGTGTTGGTAGTTTTTTCAGTGACTTCATCAATTACCTCTAGCTCTTTGGTTGCATCCATGTCAAAAATATCTGCTTTCTCCAATGACTCCTCCTGTTGCTTTATCTGGGCTGTTATCGTGGAAATCATAAATCTTGTAATGTTCAGGAGGTGTTGTTCAAAGGCCATGTCTGAAGGATGTTCTATCCTATCTAGCAGCCAATGCTTCCTTAATTCCTTGAATTCCCCAAGCTCGAATCGTAGTTCAGGTAATTTGAAAACATTATTAAAATATGCCTCTGTTCTCATTACCAAGTCAGTAGAATACCTAATCTGTCTCGTAGTCCTCGGTTTCATATATAGAACGTGTGCTCTCCAGTTGTCCTTGTTTATAGGATCAATGCTCCTCACGGATACAGGTTCAAGTTCTTTCCTCTTCAGATAATCATTTCTGAATTCCATAGCTTGCTCCCATATAGTGGGGTTATAATATCCTGTTGAATCAAGTATTTGTGACTCCAGTAGATCCACTGTTTCCCTCGACATACCATATCTATATTGCAGCATTTCATAACATCCCTCCACACAATCATCGCACAGTTCCTGTGTTCTCTCTCTCTGGCTCCATGCTGCAGATTTACCCAGGATTCTTATCAGTTCGTCGTGTTCTTTACCCAATTTCCTTTGATCCTTGAGAGCTTCTTCTTGTGGCGTTAGCCTGAGTTCCTCTTTCTTCTTACCTTCCTTAGGTTTTTTCTTGGCATCCTCTCTCTTCAAAGTTGCTTGTATTGCTCTCATTATTGGTAGTCCTTTGGCCCAATAATCCATGGATATTGCAAGTTGGTCGCATAGGTAGTTTTGCTCTTCTTTCGAATAAGACAAAGCTTTCATGTTGAATCCTCCTCTTATTGTCTTATCCATCAATCTAATCATCCTGAAACCGTGTTTTTTGCACTCAAATAATTCTGTAGAGCAGGGTGTTATTTCTGATAAGGGTGTTATACGCAAATATTTAAGAGTCATTCCTATGCCTGTCCCCTCTTGACCTGCTTTACTGAATATTCC